TTGTAAAAACGCTGTGTTTGGCTATTTAAGCCTATTACAAAATCTGTTATTTTTGTTATACTCACGACACTGATCTGTAATTTTTCTGCTACTTGACTTGTAACAAAATTTGTGGTAAAATTATTTTGTTCAGGGGGGGGGTTGACAAACGGGAAAATTTGTGGTATAATTGGAGGTGATGAAGGATGATTGAAAACAAGCTTAGCTTTTTACTGCACGATAATCCGGAGCTAACTAAGTATTTAGACGGATTAGAGTACTGGGTTATTCTGGCTGAGTCTGCTTTTCTACCCACAAAAAATATTGGTTTACTGAAGCTAAGAAAACTCGGGCGGGTAATTAGCACTGTGCCAATAGAAAAGTTAGATTTATCCAGCAAAGCAAAGGATGATTTGGATCATTTAGTTGATTACGAAAAGGTCGGTAATTTGACGTATGCTAACATTGGAAAACTTCTTTTTAAGCGCGAAATTTTCTGATGACATCACAGTACGGAAAGGGGAAATTTTTATGAATCTGATCGAACTTCTGTCGTTTGGTGTGTTAAAAACCTTGGCGGAAAAAAAGGCGCTGGTTATTTTTGTGCTGCTTGTTAGCGAGGCGATGAAAGAAGTTGCTTTATTTAAGCAAATGGTAGAAGCTCAACTTTCAGTTGATGACATCGCAACCCTGACAGGCGCTGATAAAGCGGATATCACGGAAAAACTAAAATTATTGGAATCTTTGAACCTAATAAAACTGACTGGTAGTCATATTTTAGTTGGTAAGGTTGTTGATGAACAGTTCTATTTGCTGAACGAAAAAACACCCCAAAATTCTTCTAAAAAAGAAATGCCAAAGGTAATTACTGGGCGGTATATTCCATTGGCAAAAAAAGAAGAAGACTATGAAGTTGTAGAATGTTTAATCCACATGAACAGGTTATTTTACACAGAGTTTGGTTTCAGTGAAACAACTATTTTGCCTAAGCAGCTTAATAGTCTAAAAAGTATCTATAACATATCTGGGTTAAATCTAAAACAAATCTATAAGGTTTATAAATTTTATCTGAAAAATTTTAGAACTTGGGGTGTAAATAGCCCCACTATGCCGGCATTTAATGGGTTTTTTAACGCTGTTATTATGGACTACAAACAGCTTGGCAAAAAAAGTTACGATCAGAAAGAAGAAACAAAACCAGCTGAAGTTTTTAGCGGATTTGTGGGGCGGCATCATGAATAAACAACTGGCAGTAGCTACATACGAACAAGCTGGACTACCTAAGAAATACTGGAATTTTTCTTTTATCGATTTCACAGAACTACCTGTAAACAGGGAAAAATACCAAGACATTGCTAAGAAACTCAAAGCCTACGCAGATAACAGATTAGATACCAGCGGCTATGGCATAATGTTTACAGGGCCCTTTCGAAGCGGAAAAACCGCTTTATCGATCGCATTTGCAAAGTATTTCATGAAACAGCATGGATTTATGCCTATGTTTGTATCAAATCATAGACTATATTCTGCATACTTTGGTAACGATTTATGGTCATTTTCTGATCTACTTTTGAGCAAGTTTATCATTTTGGACGATATTGGAAGGGAATATAAACGAAAAGATTTTGCCGGAAATGTTTTAGAAGATTTGATTAGGGAACGAATTAACAGCAACTTAGGAACACTAATTACAACTAACCTAACTCCGGACGAATTGAAAGATTTTTATGGGACGGCTTTTTATAGCCTACTAAATGAAATGTTTAGACTACAGGTTAAGATGCCAGAAATGCGTGATAACTTCACTATGATTAGTGATAATGTTTATAAAAAGTTGGGTGGAATTACGTGAAAAAAATTAATCTCGGAAAACCAACCCCGAAATTAGAAGATGCTATATCTTCCAATGTAGATGAGTCTAAAGATAGGGGCTTTGACGTAGATTTTTTGGCGGAAAAAATCATTACGTTTGGCGAACTATTTGATAATATAAGCTTATACGAATACCAAAAAGAAGTTGGTATGTACATTGTAAAAGATATTTTGCTAAACAGGGGCAATGTGTTTACGGTAGAGATAGCTCGGCAAGCCGGTAAAACAGAAGTTTTAGCGCTTATAATTAAAGCTATGGCTATTTTACTACCAAGGCTTGCCGAAATTTTTCCGGAAGAATTAGGGCACTATAAACGTGGATTCAAATCTGGAATTTTTGCGCCTCAAAAAGAGTTGTCTAAAACAATGTACGGGCGGGTACTTGATAGGTTAGACTCAGAAGACGCACAACCTTTTCTACTTGATCCATCAATTAACACAGATTTAAAATCGAGAAATCCGATTAAACTGTCGAATGGTTCATTAATTCAAGGGCATTCTTTGTTAGCGAAAAACTTGGTATCTTTCACCTATGATTTTATTGTAATTGACGAAGCCCAAGCTATCCCTGATGATGATTTTGTTACTGAACACGTTTACCCTATGGGGTCAGCAACAAATGCATCTATTGTACTTGTTGGGGTTGCCGGTGATCAAGAAGGACTATTTTCATATAACATAAACACTAACCGTGAACGAGAAGCCGAGGGCGAAAAATACCACTTTGAGTACGATTATAAACACGTCCAACAGTTTAACCCGCGGTATGAAAAATTTGTTGCTAAAAGACGCGAAGATGTGAAGCGGGGTATTATGAACCAAACTTCCTTTGATAGGGGGTATTTGTTGAAGTGGGGATTTAGCAGTGAATTATTTTTGCCTAAAGAAAGACTTACCAGTATGCTTGATACTTCGTTAGACTATGTACATACCGACATGAACCCTCTATCCGTAATTATTGCCGGTATTGACTTGGGCAAGAAAAACGATAGCACCGTTGTGACCATTATGAGATTTGAAAATGATAAGTACCGTGTGCTAAAATGGCTACAATTAGATCGCATTCCATACTCGGAGCAAAAATTAAACATATATGATTTCTTAGCAAACTATAACATCTCAAGTGTATTAATAGACTCTACTGGTGTTGGTGAAGCCATTGCGGATGAAATTGAAGCTTACTATGAGTTAGGTAAGATATTTGTCGACAGATTTATATATTCGGATAAAAATAAATCCGCGGGATATGTACTACTTGATGAATTAATCGAGAAAAATAAAATTGTTATACCAGCAAACTATGCCGTACAACAAACCCCAGAGTATAAAAGATTCAGGCGTGACTGTATGTCAGCACATAGGGGATATCGTAGAAGCTACCTCACTGTTGAAACCCCTAATTCAAAAGCGCGTACTTTGCACGATGACTACCTTGATTCTTTAATGTTAGCAGCTTACTGTATGGGTGAAGAGTTGCAAAACGAGGAAATTAGTGATATTCCCGGAAATTTTTGGTTAAGAGACTAAGGGGTGAAGTATGGAAAATATACTTAGTGTAATCAGAAGTGACGAAGAGTACATGACAAAACGTGCGAAATGGAATTTATATTGGATGGCTTTTAGAGGTATTTACTATAACCGGTTAACTAAAAAATACGAAGAAGATGTTGCTGTAAACAACCTAAAAAAAGTTGTTACCACACTTAACTGGTTTTTATTCGGCGAATCTGGCGCACAACCGTTCTTTAATGAAGGAACTAAAGGGGTTCAAATGGCGGTGCAACAAGTGTTAGACTACGCTAACTTCCCAGCAATATGTAATGATATTGGTTCGGATGCCAGCATTTATGGGGACGCTTTTGTTAAACTTGGCTACGAAGAGCTTGAAGCGGATGATCCAAGAAAAGTAAAATACGGGCTTAAAAACGGAATCATAAATATGAAAGTTGTTGATCCTGCAATAGTATATCCAAAGTTAAGTACCCTTGATAAGGACAAAGTAGAATACTATGTAATTGACTATACCACTGACCAGTATACGTATACTGAAATTCACCATAAAGATCGCATAGAAATCTACAATAACGACTCACTTGTAATGGAACATGAAAATCCTTTGAATGAATTTCTAATTGTTCACGTTCCTAACTATCGTAATACTAAGTCTTTTTATGGACTATCTGACTTTGAAGATGTTTTCCTTTTGAACCGCGAAATTGTTGCAAAAGTAAAAGACTTGTCTGACATCATAGACTACCATGGTAGCCCTATTACACTTTTGTTTGGTGTTAAACGCCAAGATTTGATCAAGGGTGCGCGAAGAGTTTGGTCCGGGTTACCAAAGGACGCTAAAGTAGAAAACCTACAGTTAGATACTGACTTAGAGTCTATTAACAATTTTATTAAGTTGCTGGATGATAAAGTTTGGGAACTTGCAGATATCCCAGAAATTGCGCGCGGAAAAAAGATTTCCATCAGTAATACATCTTCTGCGGCTATGAAAATGATGTACTACCCGCTTATTCAAAAAGCCGGAAGGAAGAAGATTCTTTTAACTCCGGCTGTTAAAGATATTATCTGGCTTGTTATGTCCTTGTTAGAAGCTAAGGGGGAAATTGAGTTACCTACAAATCCGATGGATTTTAGAATTGAATACCCCTCCCCATTCCCACAAGATGAACTTATTGCTATGTCCGTTATTGAACGTAGAAAAGCGCTTGGCATGATTACTAAGCGCAAGGCTTTGGAGTATATTGGTGAAACAGACATTGATAGGATCATCGAAATTCTTGGGGAAGAATTTCCGTTGGAAGAAGATGGTGTCAACCACGCTAACAATGAAAAACAACGCGAAGTAAAAGATTCTTACTACTCCGAGCTTCAACAAGAATCCGACCCACTATACCAGGACACGGAAAATATAAAGGTGAAATAATGCAGTATAATGAGATTTCTTTTAACGCTGGTATGACAATTGTTATAGACGATACGTTTCTTATAGCGGATAAAAATTTAGACTTCGAAATAATTTCTGCGCTAATTAGGGTTGTCATGGAATTAGATGTGAATACTTACGTCTATACAACCAAGCGCCGAAAAAAGTTGATTGAAAAACGTATTGATCTATTAGACCTGCCTGTAAAATATATTCTTTACCCCGAAGACCTTGACGTTGTGCTAAAAGGACACAGCGTTAGGTTTTTTACAAAAGACCCAGAACTCTCGGCGAAATACAAACAAGCGCACAGGCTGCAAAATATGGAAGAAATTTACAAGTATCTGATAGTAGAACTTTAACCATACACTGAAAGGATGATTTACTATGGAAGATAAACTTTTGTCTAAGATAATCGATGAAAAAAAATTCCCGGAAAAAATTGAAGCGCACCACTTTATTAGGAACAAAGAACTATTTTTATACTTGCAAAAATTTTTCCGTGAGTATGGAAAACTACCAGATATTGATACTATCTTTGAATACTTCCCAAACTTTGCGTATTCTAAAGCCGTAGAACCGGTAGAATTCTACGAAGAAAACGTTATTGCAAATTATAACATTGGAAAATTAAACGGCGGAATACTTGATAGCTTATCTGCTTTAGAAAATAAAAATTTAGACGCTGCTGTTACTAAGCTATACGATGTACTTAATCAAATTGAAGAAAAAGAACTTACTGATATTTCTATTGACGACTTAACGATAATGAGTAAGTATGAACATTCTAATGAACGTATAGGCGGTTACTATACCGGTATTGACAGATATGATGAACTACTTGGCGGAGTTTTCAAGAAAGAATTACACATTATTGCGGGTAGGGCTAAAGTAGGAAAAACAATGTTTATGCTGAAAGTTGCCCATAATATGTTTATTAACGGGGCAAACGTTATGTTCATTTCTAAAGAGATGGGCGCAGAAAAACTTGTGCAAAGATTTGATGCTATCCATAACAATATACCATTAGGTAATATGCGTAGTGGTAAACTTTCTTTTGTTGACGTAGAAAAAATTCGCCAGTCAAAAGAAGAGTTTTCAAAAATGGAAAATAGCTGCGTATTTTTAGCCAATGAAAACTTAGATAGACAGACAACCGTGTGGAGTATTGTACAGAAGATTAACAAGTATAAACCAGACGTTGTTTTTGTTGATTCCTTCTACTTGTTTAATGACGGCGGAAAAAACTCCGATGTGTGGGTACGTGTGGGTAATGTAGCTAACGACTTAGCCGACATTGCACGTAGGTGTAACGTCTGTATGTTTGGTTCAACACAACTTAATAGGCAAGTTTCCGAAAAAGAAAATAATACTTCTTTCAAAAGTGTGGGTTATTCTGACACCATTATTCAAGTAAGTAACTCGTTGCTAACCCTGTATCAGAATCCTATTCTAAAGAATGCTAATGTGATGAATCTGTCTTTAATTGCTGCACGTGATGGTGAAATAGGGGAATTTAATCTTGAATGGAATTTTTCTTCTGGGTGTACAATAAACTCAATTGATGAAGAATTTGATGATGAGGAGCTTATCGATGTTGACTAAAAGGATGTTAGAGAATGTTGGAATTAGTGTTGTAAAAGAAGGCAATGATGGTAATTTTCTGTGTCATTGCCCTTTTCACGAAGATTATCATCCGTCTTTCGCTATTAAGGACAATGGTCTATGGATATGTTTCTCGTGTGGTAGAAAAGGTAATTTAGAGACACTAAGTTATTTACTTGGTGTGACTTTTCCAGAAACAGACTTAGCCACTGTAGATGATGTTAAACACAAGTTAGCATCTAAGGATATTGATACATCTTCTTTTTTAATTGAATGCGGGGTATACTTTGATACTTATGATCATACTTACCTTTCTTCGCGCGGAATTTCTTTAGAAACAGCAAAAAGATTTTTTACTGGGTACGATAGACTTACACTAAGCGTTGTTTTCCCATTCAAATCCCACGAAGGGAATATTTTTGCTTTTACTAAACGTTCAACGGAAACGAAAGCACATAAAACTTACGGTAAGAAATCTAACGGGTTTTATGGGCAACAATTCTTGGACTATGACAAACCTATTATAATCGTAGAAGGGCAAATAGATGCTATGACTGCGTACCAATTTGGTATAGAGAATGTTGTAGCCGTTGGCGGGGCTACGTTATCCCAAAAACAAATTGATATTATAACACGATTTCCCAAAGTTATTTTAGGATTTGATAACGATAAAACCGGCAAAGAATCTAATCTACACTACGGCAATATCTTGTTCAGACTTATGCCTACGTATATCATTGACTATGGTAATGCAAAAGATTTCGGGGAATCAGATGGGAATGTTAAATTTGTCCACTATGTGAGGTATCGATGGAATGTATAGAGATAGTGTATTACATTTACCGGAAGAGTATGAACCTGTTATACGCGAAAAATACAAAATATTAAATCCCGCTTGGGTATATGCCGCACGACATGGTTACGAAGGCAGACAAGAAACCCGTGCAAAATATCTACTGTTCTACTGGAAACAGCATGGACGGTTAAATGTCCCACGGATGTACGAAGATGAATCACTTCCAACGGACTTGATAGAAGATAAAACATTATGGAACAACCCCGTAGACATGGCATTTAAGGGTAAACTATTCCCAAAACAGCAAGAAGCTTTTGATTTGGTAGCAGAAAAAAACGGCAATGTGATTTTAGAAATGCCTACCGGAACCGGTAAAACTGTAGTTGGTATGGCTTTAGCAACGCACTTTAAGCGCAGAACACTAATCCTTACACATAAACAGTATTTACTAAAACAATGGGAAGCACAATTTAGGGAATTTACTAATGTTAAACCACAACTACTTAGGGCGGAAAGAATGCAGTTTATAAACATTCCACAGGTAATGATTGCTATGGCACAAACTATTCGGGCAAGAAAACGTATGCTGTATGAATCCGGGTTTTTTAATCAGTTCGATGTTCTTATAGTTGATGAATGCCATAGATTTTCCGCATATACTTTTTTTGATGCGATTGCAAGTTTCCCCGGAAGAATTAGGCTTGGACTAACCGCAACGGCATTTAGAAACGATGGTATGGATATTATATTCAGAGATAGTATTGGACCTATTATAACCGTAGACGCAAAGATTGAAAAGTATCCCACAATAATAGTTAGGCATACTAACTATAAGCAAGCTGGTAATCCAAACTCAAAGTATAGTATACTGATTACTCAAATGTCAAAAAGTAAGCGGCGGAATAATGTCATTCTAAAAGACGTCTATACTTGTGTGGAGAATGGTAGGACTGTTTTAGTTCTATCCGACAGACTAAATCAAGTAAGAAATATCAAATCTTCGCTTGAAACAAAATTCCCAGAAAAAAAGATTGCTATACTTACGGGAAGCGATCCGGTTGAAGTTGATCCAAAAACAGCAGATGTAGTAGTAGCAACAAACGGAGTTGCTAAAGAGGGCGTGGATATTCCACAGTTAGACACATTGATATACGCAACTCCTATATCAGACAGAATCAGTGTTATTCAGTCCATAGGAAGATTATTACGCGGGAAAAATGAAAAAGAGCTACTAATTTTCGACTACGTAGATGCTTCCCCAATGAGCAAAGCCCTATATGCTAAAAGACTACCATTTTATAAGGCTATAGGCATTGAAAAAATTATTCACAAAAAGGGGGATTTTTGATTGCCGAAATTATATGAAGTAGCTGGACAGAAAGTATGGCTTTACAAAAAGAACGAAGTATCTAAGATGTTTGGGTTATCCAAAACTTTTCTAAGCTACTTAACAAAGGAAGGCGCTATCCCAGAGACGCCTTTAACTGATTCAGATCAGCTAAAATCACGCCTATATTGTTGGGCACAGTTAGAGCCAATTGTACGTATTTGTGCTTGGCATAATTTAACTAAGCGCCAGAAAAAAACAGCCTACAAAGAAATTTTAGAAGAATGGAAAAAGATTCCATTATTTGCTGGTTTAACCGATGAAGATTTTTCGCGTTAACGCAACTGTTACTTTGTAGGGTATTGACACGTAATAAAACTTATGGTATAATAGTGGTGAAGTTGGATGGATGAGAAAGAGAAAAGAATGCTTCGGGAAACCATAAAAAATATTTGGGAGAATAGGGGAATAACTATATTCTCTACATACGTTGAAGGATTCGATATCAGTGGTGCTGTAGATAGGTGGGAAAAAATTTTGGGAAAAATTTCATGGTGGAAAAGATTCTCGTAAAGGAGTGATACAATGTTGTATGTTAAAGACGGGCAAGTTGCAGAATTTTATGAATTTCTACAAGGCGAAGATGATGTTACACTAAGTAACTGGGTAACGCTGTTAAGCAATATGCTTAGTAGCAGGAAGGAACGATTACACGATGCTATTATTGAAGATGCTTTGCCTAAAGAAGACTTAGAAGAAATGGAAGCAGATTTGAAGGGTATCGTATACGAAATTAATGAGATTAAGCAGGAACAAAAGCGGAGAAAGCTAAAGGAGGATAATCATGAAGGGCAATCATGACGTAGGAAATTCTAAAGTAGGACTTAGTGTTGGGGTTACAATTAACCTTGGGAACTATGAATCTGCGCGTGTAGATGCTTGGGCAGAATTAGCCGTGAATGAGGGGGAAAAACCCGAAGATGTTTTTGAAAAGGTTAATACAATGCTGCAAGAACAGTTGAAGATTCGTTCCAAAGAAATGTTAGAACAATACAAATAAGGAGATGATTTACTATGGGTAATGCCTTCTCAACCGGTTGGAATAGTGTACACGAAGCAAAAACAAGCCTTTCTAATGGACTGTGGAATTTGTGGATTCCGGCAGATGAAGCACGGGTTGTACATTTTCTTACGACAGAACCTATTACATACTACCAGCACGTGGTACGTGGAAGCAACGGAAAATGGGATCAGCACATTTGTACACAAGATGACTGTCCTTACTGTAAACAGGGCGAACGAAAATCTTTTGTAGGCGCATTTTTAGTGCTTGTACGTGGATTCACTAATAACTCCGGAAAAGAAGTACCACCACAAGTTAGGATTTATACACCAACTATGCGGGTTTTGTCGCAGCTTGAAAAATTTCCGGAAGAAGCCGAAGTAGAAAGTCTTGATACAAGTGACATTAGAATTTCCCGTATTGGTTCTGGTACAAGTACCACGTATAGTTTTATGCCGAGGATTGGTAAGTTGACTAACGAAGACAAGGAACTTGTTAAACAAGCACTTGAAGTTGACGAGCTAACCCCAGAATCTTTGAAGAAAGTAATTGTAGCACATCTTACGGAAGAGCTTGAAAATGCCAAGAAAGTTAATTCTACGCTTGAAACGAATTTTGAAGAATCTGATGATGAGGACATTCCGTTCTAATGAACGACGTTGATGTTAGAAAGTTAGCGGAAAAACTTTCTAAACAGTTCAAAGGATCCATTCGAGTAGGAAGCGATATTCCCCCGGTAGAAAAGTTGTCTACCGGGGTGGATATTATCGACATTAAGACTGGTGGTGGATTGCCCTTTGGTAGAACAATTGAAATTTTTGGGAAAGAAAGCTCCGGAAAAAGTTGGCTATCATATCAAATCATTAGACAAGCACAACAACGCGGAATTATTCCAGCCTTAGTAGATGCCGAAAACGCCTTTGACCCGGAATGGGTTGCAAAGATGGGCGTAGACTTAGACAGATTAATTTACCTATCCCCAGAAAATGCTGAAGAAGGCATTGATATTATCACTAAGTTGCTAAACGAGAATGTAACCAGTTTAATTATTTTAGATTCTATTGATGCTTTAGCGCCAGATGTTGAAATTGGTTCATCAGCTACTAATGCCCAAATGGCTATTAAGGCTAAACTAATTAATAAAGGTTTACGTGTATGGACAAGCCGTATAAATGTATCTAAACTTGATCCAAAACCAATGTTGATTTTTATCAACCAGTTACGGGATGCTATGGTTTTATATGGCAACCCAACAACCACCCCCGGTGGTAGGGGATTAAAGTTCTACGCAAGCATTAGATTAGAACTAAACCGCGGAAAACGTAAAGAAGATAGTGCCGGTGGTAAGTATCAAGAAGTAAATTTTGGCGTAGAAAAAAACAAGGTTGGAATTCCTTTCAAGCGTGGTTCTTATCGACTATACGTTGAAGATGGATTAAAACCTGCTGGAACGTATGATGATAAAGAAGAAATTATCGCCGAGGCACAAGTTAAGGGAATTATTAATGAAGGATCATGGATTAACTATAAAGGCGAACAATATCATGGAAAAACAAAACTTACGGAATACTTTATAGCTAATCCGGACAAGTACGCAGAGTTTTTGGAGGAGTTTTATGGACAAAAACGACAGCAAAGTACAGGAGAAGAGACTTGCGAATCTTCTATCGGGTAGAAAAACTATAGCTTCTGGAGCTTTGAAAATTGACCAAGGCGACGTAGAAACTAATGACTACCTTATAGAATGTAAAATTACCGGAAAAAAATCTTTTTCGATTAAAAACGATACCTTGGAAAAGATCAGAGTAGAAGCCTTACGAAAAGGAAAGACCGGAATAATGCACATCGACATATCAGGAAATAGAATGTTTGTTATTCCTGAACACGAATTTCTAAGACTTCTGGAGGAGTTAAAATGAACCATCATGAATACTTGTTATTTCAAAACAAACTACAATACCGTAAACCAAGAAGGTAGGCGATACTATGATTTTTTATACCGTTGATAAACTTAGTCCCGAAAAAGGTTATGATTTTGATGCCGGATTTGATTTGAAAGCCGGTGAAACTGTTACCCTGCAGCCCGGTGAGATTCGTGCTATTGGTACAGGGGTATCTTTGCGTATCCCAAAAGGAAATGTAGG